TGGAACCGAATAGAGCTGCTCTCGGCTTGCTCGGCTTGCTGGGCGCAATACTTCTTGCATCCAGCAATGCGCTGGTCGAAGAGCTCCAGCGCTGCTGAGACAGTTTCAGGTGTCAAGGTGGCAATGAAGTCCCTCAACCCAGTAAGGGTTAAGAGATAGCTCTTAGAGCCACCTAACATGATATAGTTTGGCAGCTCGGTAAGTTTATCAGGTGCTGACAAATTTATCGCCAGCACTTCCTTGTTGGAGTCGCCAACTCCGGTCTTGACTTCCAGCGATGGGAAACCATCTGGGTACTCGTAGGTACCGTCAATGATTCCCTGATTGATTGCGGACTTCTTTACTGAGGCAGCCTCTGTGGCCGCCCTTGCTGCCTTGTATGCGTCTTTCGTTAAGGACATAATGTCCTCCCTTCTCGGATACTGATCCGAACAAAAAGGAAAAAAATAGAATAGGGGTGTGAGCCACCCCCTGCACCTGTAAAGGGGGTGGTGGTCACCCAGTCAATACAAACAACACTTACAACACACAAACGCTTACAACCGAGGACAGACGACAGGCAAAACAACGAATAAGAACAGAAGAAACGACTACGGGTGGGAGTTATACATCTAGGCGACAGCTCATAAGCCACCACTAACACAAGGGTTACAACAGCTCTAAAAACTTCGTGACTGTAGTCCTTGGCACAACACATGGTCGCTGCTGCTGCCTAAGTAACTACAAGAGCAAGAGTTAGACTAACTGCAACTAATGCCATGCTTTCGTTTGCAGACCATGTGTTGTGTTTTTAATATACATATATAACTCCCACTCCGCAATCAGGGTAAAATAGTAAAACCTTTAAGTAGGTGTTGTTATAGGACTTACACTAACAGTAGATATTTATTATATGATTAATTTGATATTAGTCATTTTATATGGTATAATGGGCTGTGGTCGGTCGGAAGCAGGTGTTAGTATAGTCATTAAGAACTCACTAACGTTCGTTCCCCTCACTTCGTTCGGGCTATGACTAAAGACTTGTTTGTTATAAATATATATAAATGAATAGTAACTGTAATTGTATTGCTGGTCTTAGTGATGAGTTAGAGCCATTGTTAAGGAGGATTATACGTGAGGAGTTGGTTAACACGTCTATAGTCCGTGGTGTAAAGAATATAAAGAAGTTATTAGGTGTAAGGAAGACTGAGACTGTAATGAAGTATTATAAAGAATATGGTCTTCCTATGGTAAAAGGTATGCGTGGTCATTGGGAAATACACAGTGGCAGCATTAAAGACTGGATGAATACAAGAAGTATAATAGCGAGGAAGGCTATGGAGATGGGGTTTATGAAAGACCATTCTCAGGCTCGTTACCCTCGTATAGAAAAGCTTACGGATGCCCAGATGGGCCGTATAATGGCAAGGATAAGAGAGGAGCATTATGAACAATAGTGTGTCTGTTATAGAGAAGGTTGGATCTATGGTTAAGGCTGGTGACATGTCTGCGTTTGAGGGCATGTTAGCTTCTGCTATATGCGTAAGTCCTTTTGATGGAGACAAGAGCAAGTTAAAGGCTTATTACCAAAAGCATCCTTCTAGGTATGTAGATGACCTGGGGAAGCTAAAAGACAATCTTCCTCAGTATGGTGGAAACAAGCCATTGAACACAACGAACAATTTAATTTTAAATTTAGGCGAATTAAGCTTAAAGCAGAAGCAGGACTTATTGGCGAAGAAGCTAAAAGAACTTGGAATAACAGAGGATATGATTCGTGGCGAACAAGAAAAAGACGGACAAGACGGAATGGAAGAAGGAATTAGACAGTTTACTGGTTATCGCACAGCACGTAGCGAAGGAGCAGAAGGCAGACCCACTACTAAATCTCTGCCTGCATCCTAGGCAACAGGAGTTTGTGGATACCGTGCTGCATGGCGATACCAGAGAAAACTGGGCTTTTACTTCTAACAGATGGGGGAAAACCTTGGCAGGTGCATATTGCGGTGCTACGTTTGCCAGGTTTGGCAATCCGGAAACTGGTCAGCCGACTAGTGGGTGGGTAGTGTCGCTTGACAATAATACGTCCCGTGATATTGTGGAACCTGTGTATTTCGACAATGGCTTCGTCCCAAAGGGACAAGCTATTCCCCCACTGATTCCAGACAGCGAAATATTAGAATGGCGTAAGAAGGATAAAATCTTAAAACTTAAAAATGGAAGTTTTATAGGTTTTAAGAGTTGTGAGTCAAAGGGAAAGAAATTTCCTGGTGTTGAAAAGGATTGGATTCACTATGATGAGCCGCCAGAAAAAGCTGTTTATGATGAAGGTGGTATTAGAGTGGGTGCCGGTAAGAAGCTTAGGATATTTGGCACATGCACGCTGCTTCCCCCTGAGGGAACAATTGGTGGAATTTCGTGGTTATATAGTGAGATCATACGAAGAGCACATGAGCTGGAGCATGTAAAGATATTTACTGGTGCTATATATGACAACCCCCATATAGACAAGGATGAAATAGCTATTCTTGAAAGTAGATATGCCGAGGGAACTCCTCAAAGGCGAATCAGGCTTGAGGGTGAGCTTCTTCCTGGAATTGGCGGTGCAAGGGTTTATAATTCGTTTGACAGGTCGATACATATAAAAAAGGGTATTACGTTTTACACAAAGGTTCCGCTTGCATGGATATGGGATTTTAATGTTGAGCCTATGGTTAGCCTTGTGGGTCAGAAATGGGGACCTACATTTAAGGTATTCAAGGAATTGATACTTGACGAGGGGAATATCTTTGAGATGGTCGAGATGTTTAGGGAGCATTACCCTGTTCACGGCTCGGAGATATACGTATATGGCGATGCGACTGGTAAGTTTAGAAGCGAACAGACGAGGCATAGTAATTATTCCTTAATTATGAAGGCAATGCAGAATTATCCTTCGCCTGTAAGGCTTAGGCTACCAGAGAAAAACCCTAATGTCCCTGATAGGATTAACGCTGTTAATATAGCGCTAAGAGGCATAAATGGAGTAAATAATATAGAACTATCTAATCATTGCCCTGAGCTGGTACAAGACTTTGAGGAAGTACTATCTGATAGTAGGGGTGGCATAAAAAAGACTGCAAATAAAAGGGACCCTTATTACAAAAGGACTCATGTTTCTGATGCGCTTGGATATTGGATATGGAAAGAGGCTCCGCCTAGAAAAACAATGGCGGTAAGGCCTTCTTATAGGGCGAGAATTCCAAGTGTGCCAGCATATGCATTTGGCTAATTATGAGTTATACAGAATGTACACATTGTAATGGTGTGTTGTTGAAAGACCATAGGGATATAGGAATTTGTGCATGGTGCATAAAAGAACTAAACGACAGGGATAAGGCTAAAAGTAGTATGCCGGTGCCTGGATATTCAAACGAAATAGAAGACGATATTAATGAAGACGACAATGAGCTTCCAATCGCAGAGGAGTGGTTATAGTGGCTGACAATGAAACAATACTTAGGACGATAAGAGAATACAAAAGGGAGTCTGAGTCATCAAGACGGACAAGAGACGCGCTGAACAAAAGAAATTGGGACGCATACCTTAGTAGGCAGGACTGGGGTCATAAAACAAGAACGCAGAGTAAGCAGTTTTCCCCTAGAACCAGTATGGGTGTAGAAGCTGTAACCTCTTTTATCAAAAAAGCCCTTACTGGATTTGGTGATTATTTTGATATAGAGCTTGAAAATCAAGACCTCTTGACTAATTATGAGGCACGAGAACTATTAAAATTTCATCTTGATTCACTTGAAACAGATTTTATAACAAAGTTGACTGACGCTATAAAAATAGGTCTTTTGTCTAGTATTATGATTTTTAAGGTGCGAAGTGAAACAAAAGACGGGCAGTTTAACTTACTAATAGATATTGACAAGCCAGAGTATTATTATCCTGATCCGACTGGTCGTGGCCTGTATGAGATACATGAGATCGTAAAAGACCTACATGAAGTAGAGGGGCTTGCCGAACAGGGAATATATGATAAAGCGGAAGTTGCAAAACTTGTAGCTGGCTATGTTGATAGTGAAAAACAATATCAGGAAGAGAGACAGCGAAACCAAGACCCTGTATCTGGAACCTTTAGAAAACAAGTAACACTGCATGAAGTATGGGGAACTATTGTCGACAGCCTTGGAAAAGTCATAAAGAAGAATGTTGTGTGCACTGTTGCAAATGAAAAATGGATTATAAGAAAACCCGAGGCTAACCCAAAGCATCACAAGATGTCGCCGTTTGTCGCAACTCCTATAATTAGGGTTCCAGGCTCAGTATGGCACAAGGCACTATATGATGATGCTGTGAAGTTAAACCTTTTTATAAATGAATTACAAAACTTAATAATGGATGGAGGGGCGGCCTCTGCGCAAAATATCAAAATCCTTAAAGATGATGTCCTCAAGGAGCCCTCTCAGGCTTCTGGCGGAATACCTCCCGGCACAACTCTTCTTGTAAAGGAGGACACTCCTGTTAATGAGAAGGTAATGGACGTATTACAAACAGGCGATGTGCCACAGGATGCACTGAACGTTCTTACTGTTGTGTCAAAGGACTTTGACATGGCTAGTATGTTTAACGAAATTAAAGCCGGACTGTTGCCACCAAGGCAGGTAAAGGCGACTGAGGTTATAGAAAAAGAACAGGCATCTAGCCAACAACTTGATAGCTTTGCCCGTACAATTGAAAGAGCTGTCGCAAAAGTCTTTAAATTATCATGGGGAGAAATATTACAATTCAGAAAAGGCTTTGCCACTTTAGATAATATAATAGGTCCAAAGGCAGCATTAACTCTTTCTCAAATGACTCCAGAGGAAAGAATTGAGAAATTTGCCGCAAGGACTAATTTTAAAGTCAGTGGTATTAGCTCTATTATATCAAAGGGAAAGAATTTTCAAAAACTTATGGTGGCCGTTGATACCATATTTAAAAACCCTATATTGGCAGAAACATTTGCAAAAAGGTTTAGTCCGGACAAGATAATAGACCAGGTATTACAGGGGCTTGATATTAACCCAAAAGATATAGAGCTACAGCAAGGCGAAGATGGTGTTAACCCAGAAACTTTACAGCAGTTATTTGGTGGAGAAAAAACAGGACAAGGTGCGGCAGCAAATACAAGGAACCCCTTCCCGTCTGAAAGATTTCCCGCCGGAAAAGAGGCAGGAATATAATGGCAAAAAATAGTAAAAAAACAAATAAAGAATTTAGAAGTAGAAAGCCTGTGCGCAAAGAGGGAAAAAGTCGGAACCCGATTTATAGAGCCGTAAAGTTTGTGGCGGATATAGGCGATCCTTTACAAAAACAAGAAGACCCGGATGCCGTTGGTATGTCAAAAGGATATACGGTTTTCCCTTTAAGGAAACAAAAAATTAAATAGTCTCAACCAACTCAATAAGGAGAGTCTTATGGGCGAAGAATTTGACAGGAAATTTAAAGAATTTAATAAATGGTACCAACATCACCATCATACAACCCAGCCAACAAGGGATTTGAAAAACCAGGTTGGGTTCTTGACCGATGCGATGGACGAGGCAATATTTTTACTTGCACATGCTTGCAGGGATATAAGAAGGCTAGAAGGGCGTGAGGGAACGGGTATTATACTTCCAGCTGCTACTGGTGCACATATGGGTGTGGCTCATGGGTAACACTCATGAAGGTGGCAGGAACTATATACTTAAATTGGAATTTGAGAAAGCAATAAAGAAAAGGCAAGACAGTATTATAAATAAAGTTATTAGTGAGTATCGAAGCAATGACCTCACGCCTGAACGCTCTTTTGCTATTATTGCTTCAATTGCAGAATTAAGAAGCACTGTATATGAAATTGGAAAATAAAAAAAAAGAAACATGCTCAGAAGAGCATGTACTTCGCCTGATGTCTATATTCGCTGCGGAAAAGTCTTTTGGTGGCTTTGAAGTAAAATATGAGGCTGGACAAATCGTCTTTGTGAAAGATTGGCGAGGAAAGAAATATTAAATTTTTAGTTTTACCAAGACCGAAAGGAACAGTAAAATGGAAGAAGTAACGACAGAAGAGCAGGTGGACGTTGATATGCCTATACTTGAGGGTTCTCCTCTTGATGGGCCGTTAGCCGAAGACACTATTCTGGAAGAAGAGGCTCCCGACCCTTCATTACAAGAGGTAACAATTTCGGGAAAAACGTTTGAGGTCAATAATGAAGTTGCTGATGCCATCTCTGAATTAGAAAGGGGAGTAGACAGAAAACTTAGCGAGACCTCAGTAGAGCTAGGCGAGCTTAGAAAGTTTCAAAGAAACGCGGTACAAGGGCAATCTTTGCAAGAAGAGCCTGTGCCTGTTGAACCGAAATATGATTACGAACAAGGGTTTTACTCGGATACCAATAAGGCTGTTAGTCATCTAAAAAAAGAAATAATGGAAGAGATGGCGATGGATTTTGACAAAAAGCGACAAGCAGAATCAGATGCAAATGCTTTTTGGGACAATTTCTGGAGCGAAAACAAAGACCTTGAAAAGGTAAAAGAGGATGCACAGCCAAGGATCATGGGGGGGATACATAAGTATTCTCACTTGCCGGATAACAAAGCAACCAGGGATATAATGGCCAGAGACGTCAGGTCGTATTATCTTGGCATTGCTAAGAACTTTGATGGCAACAATGGGAACGAAGGCGCTAGTAATTATTCTGAGGGAGCTGGGCAAAAAAGTGTAGTGCGAGAGGAAAAGGCAGAGGAGGCGCAAAGAAAAACAACTGCACAGCTTTTGAAAGAAAGTAGGCAAAAGAAAAACGAGGCACTCCTTAATAACAAGTAATGAATAATTTGGAGGGATTTTAATATGGCTCAGTATACATGGGGATTTGATTCTCCGTCAGGCACATTTAAGAGTCATGCCATGTCAGCTAAGATTTATGAAACGGCGATTGCAAACACTAAGTTTATGCCGTTTACTAAACCGGTTGATGGTTTTGGTAAGAAAAAGGGTGAAACCGTAACTCTTACTAGGATCTCTGCTATTTCAGAACCAACAGATGCAACCTTGACTGAAGGTGAGAAGATAAGTGAAGACCAGTACGCAATTACAACTACTAGCATAACTGTTAGTGAGTATGGCCGTTCTGTTCCATTTACATCTTTAGCTGAAGATCTGTCTCATGTTGATTTTGAGAATAGCGTACAGGCAAGACTAAGAGAGCAGATGACACTCTCTCTCGACACTGTTGCGGCGAAGGCGTTTAAGACAACAACTGTTAAATATACGCCAACGGGTGCAACAACTGCCGATACTACTACTGGCTCGTCTTTTACGTCCCAGGCAACAGTTAATATGAATATGTACCACATGGAGCAGATTTATGATTTGCTTTATGATACTTATCTTGTTCCTCCTTGGGAGGGAGACAAGTATTGTGCTGTATTCAGGCATTTGGCTGTTCGTGGACTAATGAGAGACAGTGACTGGGTAGATTGGCATAAGTATGTCGGTCCGGCTGCTAAAGAAAACGGCGAAGTTGGACAGATAGAGAACATTAGGATTGTTGATACCAATCATGGTAATAACTCTGGTACGATGGGTCTTGGTAAAGTTGGCTCGTCTAATTGCCTTGGTGAGGGTGTTGTATTTGGTCGCGACGCAGTTGCGGTTGCCACTGTACAGGAACCTGAACTTAGGGCTAAAATGCCGGGTGATTACGGCCGTGATAAAGGTGTTGCATGGTATGGTGTTCTTGGAATGGGAGCTATCTGGACCACTGCTAACGCAGGGCAGGCGAAGATAATTCATGTAGGAAGTACTTAATTTTGATAAGGAGATTTAAAAATGGCTTATGGTAATGAATCATGGGTAAGCCTTCCGCTAGTGCCAGGAGTGGTTGTTTCTACCGATTGGGGTATAACAGGCGCAAAACTTGACACTATTTCAGCAGGAGAAGCTTTTGCTGTTGCGGTAGTTCCTTACTCAAAATGTATTCTGAAGAGAGTTGGTTTTACGGTTGGCACTGTTGCTGCTGGTACTACTAGCACACCGACAATTAAGGTGTGGGAGGGTACGATTGCAAGTGGCACATTGAGAGCAACGCTTACTGTTGGAACGACAGCGGCGGGTAATTGTGTTTATGAAGACCCTTCAAGTTCAATTGAATTTGAAGCGGGCGACATTATCACATTTGAACTTGACGTTGCGGATGTGGGCGGAACTCCTACATCTGAGGGTTTTCCATTTGTATGTGTTGAGCCTGCGCATGAAGTGCCGGGCAATATCTCAACAATGACAGCTGGATAATTTTTTAAATAAGGGAGGGGGGTGGTTCCCTCTCCCTTACTATAGCTGAAGGAGGCTAGGAAATGTTAACACTGAGCAAGGTTCATAATTATAAAAGAATTCCCGATACACTAGAAGTCGAATTAGTAGACGAAAATCATTATATAAGGTTATCAGATGGGTATAAAAGTTTATTTGCACAAAATGGAGAAGTGTACTCAGGCGAAGACTCTCCCCCTTTGAAATATAGTGAGATCCCTAATTGGTTCTGGAACCTTGCGAGGGGTTGTAGCGTAGATGGCAGAAAAAGAGTTGGGCTTGTCTTGCCAGAAGAAAAAGGGCAGGCTCAGCTAAGAAAAGAAGGGGTTGAGGAGGAGAAATATGAATGTCCTGAACCAGAGTGCTTAGCTTCAGTTCCCATGTCAAAAAAAGGCATACATATAGCAAGGCACACAAAAGAAAAAAAGAGGTTAGCAAAAAAAGAAATTGTCAATAAATAGGAGAAGAAAAAATGGCAACAATAATACCAACGTCTGCGCATCCAGTAAAAGGAGTATCAGTTGTAACCTGGACAGATGTTGGAGATTCGGATACATGCGTAGCAACAACGACTGCCCAGTATAACAGGGCATGCGTGCAAACAAAAGGCACATTTAGTAGTGCGACAATAGTTTTACAGGGATCTAATGACGAAGGAACAACCTTTGCTCCATTAACAGATTTAACTGGGACTGCTATTTCGCACACATCAGCTGGAATAGATGGAGTAGGAGAGTCTCCATTGGGAATGAGGCCCAGTTCTACTGGCGGCTCAAGTTCTAGTACTACAATAATATTAACTCTCAGTAAAGACTAGAAAGGATATTACTCATGACAGAGGCAGTAGCTGATTCAAAAGGAGAGAAACTGGAAGCGTTTTGTAAGACAATGGAGGCGTGTGAGAGGTTTGACATAATTGCTCTTATAAAAGATAACACAGTATTTGTAGTTGAGGACAACAGTAAAGAGAAAGATGAAATAGGACATCAGATTGAAATTGATGTTAACGAAGTAGAAACAGCTCCTTTGGATTCAATTATTGCAGTTTTTAATGGCAGGCCGGATGTTGTCGTTAAGGGCTATACGCGTATTGTGGGATATTATTCTGGGGTAAGTAATTGGAATAAGTCAAAAATAGGTGAACTGAGAGATAGGGCTAACGGGCAATATGGTACTAGCAAGTTTAACCCGGTAAACCATGACGAGAGATTAAGTTATATTGATAATCACTAATAACAAGGGCTTTTCGCCATTTGTGCCTTTTTAAACAAATGGCATAATAATCATGGAAAAAATATTATGTGACAAAATTGACGACATTAAAGAGGCAACAACAATAGCATTTGGAAAGATAAACACTATTATTGCTTTGCAAGAAAAGGCGAACGGGCTAGTTGCTAAGTGCCAAGACGAAACAAAGACAAACACCATGGATATTGTTGTATTAAAAACAAAACAAAAAATGCTTACATATATTGGCGGGCTTATCGGCACGTTAATTATAGGGGTTTTAACAATTTGGTTTACGACATAGGAAAGAGACTATATGGCAAATCTTAAATATACATCAGATATAGTGGATTATGTATTATTTAAGTCTGGAGAAAAAACAGACGGCACGTCTAGCTATAATGCAAAGGCGCTGGAATATATAAACTCTGCATACAGAAAGATATGGACCGGCGGTTCAGAGTTTGATGTAGATATAAATGAAAATTGGATATGGCTTCGTGATAGAGGCACGTTGACATTGCAGCCAAAAATAACAACCGGCACGATATCTATTGTAAATAATTCTACAAGCGCTACGTTGTCTGCCAGTCAGTCAACTAGCACGGTTGGGTATTATTTTAAGATCACCGGACATGAAGATATTTTTCGTGTTTCTGCACATACGGCTGGGACGACCGCCGTGACGCTTGATTCTGTTTATACAGGAACAACCAATACGGCTGCTTCATATACGCTGTTTAAACTTGATTATACTCTTGCTTCTGATGTAATTGATGTTCTTTCTCCAATTACTACACAGCGAGCAAATGGCAATAATGGAAGGATTGAAGGGGTTAGCCTTTCAAAGATACCTACGCTCAGTACGATGGTTGCTGGTGTACCAGAAAAGTTTTCTTATATAAGTGACACTGCTATACGTTTTGATAAATATGTAGATACGGAAATGGTAAGAATTGATTATTGGTATAAAAAAAGACCAGCAGATTTGACCGACAGCCCATCTGAAGAGCCAGTAGTTCCACTGAGACACAGGCATGTCCTTGGAAACATAGCATTAATGGATTTACTTATAGACATGAACGATGATAGAGCTGAGGCGGCTGGTCTGATCTCAAAGCAAGGCCTACTAGCTATGTCGAGAGAAAACCAAGCGAGAATTGCAACAATAGGAAGCGAGTATGCTGCGGTTATACCAAGGTGGGACCTACTTAATTCGTTTAAGCCTGCCATAGAACCTTATTAGGGAGTAACAATGTCGTATAAAGGACTTGTTGTTGAGCTGCCAATCGGTATTGATGGATATACGGGAACAAAAAATCTATCACAAACATTGCCTGCCCAACTTATACAAGCAACAAATATTGACTATACAGAGGGGAGCATACAAAAAGAAGGCGGTAGCTCTAAGTACAATAGCACTGCTATTAGCGGTACTCCGTCAATCCTTTCTGGTCATGACTGGAACCCGGACTCTAGCACGCAAAGAATGATTGTTCAGACTTCAGAGGGAAAGTTATTGCGGGATACTGGAGGCGGTTCTTTTAGCACAACATTAAAATCTGGATTAGATACAAGTGCTATTGGATATTTTGCAGAGGGCGGCAGTGAACTAATTACGGGTAACCGAAAGTTATTCTTTTTTAATGGTGCTGATATGCCACAGGTATTGTCTGGAGATGGTGTAACTACTACAGACATTGGCGCAGGGGGCATAGACGCTCCCACAAGTGCTGTCTTGGTCGAGCTGGCTGGCGATGGTGCTGGCAATCTTGACACAAGTGTGGTGTACACATACAAATGTACATATGTCAATGCGAATGGCGAAACGAGCGGCAATACTGTTTCTGCTAATATAACGCCAACTGGCGGAGACGGCAAGGTGGATCTAACGATCCCTGTTTCCCTGCATGTATCTGCATCAAAAAGAAAGGTATACAGAACAGAGGGCGGCGGGTCTGTATACAAACTCCTTACAACTATAGAAGATAATACAACAACTACATATACAGATAATATTGCAGATGGTTCTCTTGGTGCAACTATTCCCGCCAGTAACACTGCGGGGTCGCAACCGTCTGATTGGACAGGCGCGAATTACCCTTCTGTTGGTGCAAACCACGAGGGGCGGTTTTGGGCAGCTGGAGCTGCCAACTTCCCGCATACCTTTTATTATACAGAATTAAGCAATCACGAGGACTTTGTTGGACAGATCAATATATTTCCAGGCGAATCAGAAAAAATAGTTGCCGCTATTTCATATAAGGGGTATCTCGTTGTATGGAAATATCCATTTGGTATTTATTCGATTGATACAGGAAATTTAAACACTTCTGACTGGAGGGTAACAAAACTAAATAGTAGTACTGGCGGCGTGAGCCCTAACTGTGTTGTTGTGGTAGACGATGACGCTGTGTTTCTTGACAACAGTGGAAACTTTCAAAAAATATCTGCCGTTACAGAGTTTGGAGATGTGTCCGCGAGAAACCTTTCAAGAGAAGCAGAGATGGATATATGGATCAGGGAAAACATTGACCTGTCGGTGCTTCATAAGTGTGGATCTGTGTGGCATGCAAAAAAAAGAGAAGCTAGGTTTGCTTTGACAAAATCTGGCGGCTCGAACAATAACGTACAAGTGGTTATTGATTTTAATAGGCCAGACAAGCAAAGGTTTCGATTTAGCGACCAAAATGAATGTGTTTCTCTTTGGTCAAGAAAAGAATCGGATAATACATTTGCTGCGGTTGCAGGAGACAGCGCAGGGTTTGTTTGGAGCCTTGACCAAGAAAATAGAAACAAAGATGATTTGGGGTATAACGGAGTGCTACAAACAGCTCACGATGATTTTAATTGGAAAGATTCGAGTCTGGCCGTTAAAAGAAAACGAGGGCAGTTTCTTGAATTAGTTTTTGAGCCAAAGGGGAACTATAATATAGACGTTGATGTCTACTGGGATGGATACTTTGAGGATACGTATCAGTTTAATATGGGATATACAGGAGCGAAACTCGGCACTTTTGAACTAGGACGTGATGTTCTTTCTGGCGCAGACATTTTAAACAAAAAACAGAGAATTACGGGCAGTGGTAAAAGATTTTCGCTTGTAGCAAGAAATGATTCAGCCAACGAGGAATTCAATATATCTAAGTTCTTATTATACCTTGTTCCTGGCGACGAAAAGGTACCGTCATTTCAGTAAATAGATAGGAGAAAATAATGGCAGGAAATTACACACACACAACTAGATCAACAGGACTCGTCCTGACAGATGTTATATACAACGCAGATCACAATAATCATATAACAAATATGACCCCTGCTGGCGTAGATGACTATAGTTCAAATGCGGCACAAATGAAAACAATTGTAGATCCATATCCGGCTTCTGCGGAGTCTTTAGCAACATCGCTTGCTGGTGAACTTGAAAGAATTAGATATGTTCTAAAACAGATAACAGGAGCCTCTCAATGGTATATTGACCCAGTAGGACTAGACAGCGCAATCGTATCATCATCGCTAACATCAGTTGGTACTATAGGCACTGGCGTATGGCAAGGAACCTCAATAGGCACCTCATACACCGATGCTAAGGTTACAAGTGTTTCTGGCTCGACTGGTGCAGTTGTAGACGGTGATATAGATCATGATTCTTTAGCCAATTTTGCATCAAATGAACACTATACCCAGGCTAATATAACGGCAACAGGAACAATAGCATCAGGTGTGTGGAATGGAACAAGTATTGGTACAGCGTATACGGATGCAAAAGTAACAAGTGTTTCCGGTAGTACAGGGGCGGTAACAGATGGTGATATAGACCACGATTCTTTAGCCAATTTCGCCTCTAACGAACACTATACACAGGCTAATATAACAGCAACCGGAACGGTAGCTTCTGGAACATGGCAGGGTACGGCAATAGACGGCACGTATATAGACCTGGAAGGAACAGAGGTAAAGAGTACAGGCGAAGGTGGGGGAAATAAATATCTTCGTGAAGATGGGGATGGAACCTGTTCTTGGCAAGCTGTTACGGGCGGAGTGACCTCTGTCAGTGGCTCGACAGGTGTAGTTGCAGATGGCGATATAGACCATGATCAATTGGCAAATTTTGCTTCCAATGAACATTACACGCAAGCCAATATTACAGCGACAGGCACGATAGCTTCTGGCACATGGAACGGAACAAGTATAGGTACTGCATACACGGATGCAAAAGTTACATCTGTTTCTGGCTCAACTGGTGCAGTTGTGGATGGCGATATAGACCATGATGCACTAGCAAACTTTGCATCAAATGAACATTTTACGC